AATCTGCTATTCAACATGAAATAGATATATTGATAGATAAATTACCAACAGAAAAAGATAAAGATAATTTATATATTTTGTTAAATGAACAAGGAACAAAATGAGGATTACAAGAAAAGGGATTTTCGTAAAAGATTCAAATCAATGGTTCGAAGACTTTAAAAATACATTATATTATCAAGTTCTTGAATTTTTGATTTACACCACTGAAAATGAAATTAATTTTGCTAATGGTATTAGAATTTTAAAAAGTGGCGATAATAAAATATTTTTTGAATATATAGCCGATAATGAATTTCACGAAAAAACAGTAAATGACATTATCGAATTAATGAGAGACGAAGAAAGGTAAGTATGAATAAGAAAAAATTATTATTAGTAGCTGGTGTATTAAGTATTGTTAGCTCTAGCGTAATGGCTCAGCCCGTAGAACGAGTATTGTCAAGTAAAAATACTGATACTGATTTCGACCAAAAAACTAATTCTGTATACGTATCTTTAAAAGATGATATTCGTGATATCTATAGAATTCAATTTGAAAAAAAGGATGATAAGTATTTCGGAATAAGTTCAAACAAAATTACTGCCGAACTTATTAATATGGAATATAAATATTACGATAACGTTGGCGGTCATTATACTAATTTTAGTGCGAATGGAATGTTTTCCAATTTAAATAATAATGAAGACAATTTATCTGCTTTTTCTAGTTTGAGTGCAGGAAATTTTAATGTTTATAGAAATTGGGGCGATTCCATTTCTCTTAAAGATAATGGTTTTAGTGTTTATAATTATGATAAAAACTCAAAAGAATATGGAACAATTTTAAAAAGCACTGGTTTAAATAATGGCGGTTTTAAAATTATCAATGTCGCTAAAGGCGAAGCAGATACTGATGCAGTAAACGTAAAACAATTAAAAGATTATGTAAATGATAATCGTACAATTGTTCAGGCTGGCGATAATATTACAGTAACAGAAGATTCTGGTACTTATACTATATCCACAGCCAAAGATTTAACAGATATGAATTCTATTAATTTAAACGATGGCAATTCTGAATCTCATTACACTGTTAAAGGTGTAGATATGACGTATCGTGGCGATTTTGAATATCATACACAATATAATTATGATGGTATGCACATCAAAGTTAATAATGGTGATAATCAACCAATTAACAATGAAGTTTCTGTAACAGATAAAGGTTTAAATAACGGCAATAATAAAATTATTAATGTTAGTCGTGGCGAAAACGATACCGATGCTATTAATGTAAGTCAACTTAAAGAAACCAATAAAAAAGTTGATGATAATACAAAAGTTATTGAAAATCACGAAGGTCGTATTACAGATTTAGAACATAAAACAGTTGATGTTGGTCGTAATGCTTTAGAACGTGCTAATCATTATACAGATTTGCAAGTCAATAAAGGCGTTGCTAAAGCGTCTGCTCTTGCTGGTTTAAAATTCTTAGATTATAATCCTAAAGATAAATGGTCCTTCGCGGCTAGTGTAGGCCATTATCGTAATGCTAATGCGGTTGCCGTAGGTGCCGCATACCAACCTAATGAAAACACTATGGTTCATGGTGGTATTACAGTAGATGGTAAAGTAGCATACAATTTAGGTGTAAGTGTTAAAGTTGGCGGTCAAAAATATATTAATAAATATGAATTGGCTGAACAAGTTAAACAATTACAATCTGATAATGCAGAATTACGTCAAGAATTAGCTGAATTGCGTTCTATGATTGAAAAGCGATAAGTAAATAATATGGATAATAAATTAAGAGAAGAATTAAGAAGTCAATTATTCAATCAATTAGAACAAGACGAGCGTGAATTAGCTTATCTTGTATCTGAATATGGTTCAATTATTGACAGATATTTATTTTTACAAGAAGAAATTGAATCTGTAAGAAGACAAATTTTATCTGTATAAAATAATAATTAAAGGCCCCTACGGGGGTCTTTTTATTTTTGTTTTTTTTACGGCTTAGTGCCGCATCACAAGCCTTGTATTATATTGGTGATATAATGAAAGGAGATGCTAGAGATGGCTAAAGTCTTATATTCTATTTTATATGCTATTGCTTTTATTATTGTAATTAGCATTTTCCATTAATATAAGGCTTTGGCTATTTCGGCATACCTTGTATAATAATGGTAGACAAAAAATTTATAAAAAGAGGTAAAAAAAGAAATGGAACAAGAACTAATTTTTTCCAGTAGAAATGGTATTTTGCACAAGCGTCCTAGATTGACTAAACTAACAGAAGCTCGTAAAAAAGCTGGTTATAATAGTCAACGAAAAATTGCTAAAAAATTAAAAATTACACAAACAGAATATTGTTCTTATGAGTCTGGTAAAAAAGAAATGCCAAAACGAATTGCAAAAAGAATTTCTACGCTTTTAAACATGCCAATTGATGAAGTTACTTCTGTTGATTATCAAAATGAAAAATTAACAAAAGATGCAACAAAAGTATTGGAAAAGATGTTTAAAATGTTGGGTGAATTAGAATTATGGCAACTTGATAAATTAGATAAAACTGTGACTAATATGAGCCTTATGAATGGTGTCATGAAGTATAGAAAAATGTTACAAAGAAATCGTAGAAGATTCAGAAAAAATGCTAAGGAATTAAAAGAAATTAAAATTAATAGAAATGATTTTACGCTTTTATTTTCTGATACTATTGATATGAAAGAAGTATCTAACATATCTATTCATTATGAAACAATGTTAACTTTGATTGAATATGGTTTATTGCCAGAAAATCAATTAAAGGATTTCATTAAATATTTTAATATTATTAAATAATTATATTTTTAAAGTAGACAAAAGGAGAAAATTATTATGAACAAAGCATTTGAGCTTGTAGGCCGTGCAGTTGTTGGTGGAATCATCGGTTTTGCAGTTGGGTATGTAACCCAAACTGCAATTAACGGTGGTTTGGCTAATAATGTGAAAGCAGACGTTAAGGGTTTTAAGAAATTGGTCAAAGACACAATTAATGCGTAAGCGAAACCTTGTATAATATTGGTGAAATGCCTTAGTTAAGTTATTCGTCGCATTGCGGTTTAATTTAATTAAAGCTTTCATATATGTTGAAGGTCGGCATCGAACCTTCTGGGGCAAGCTGAGACTTGCGAATAATTGCGGTATTGGGAGGAAAGCTAAGTCGTAAAGATATGTAAACTCCACTGAAGGCTATATGTAATAGTGTAGTCAAGTGTCCAATGGATTGAAACTCATTAGAGAATATAATATCCTAAAAGACCGCAACTTCCATTAGCGATGATGCTAATGTTGAAGAAGTAGTGGACTACCCTATCGAAAGATAGGGACTATAACTTATATTGGCGGATTGCGTTGAGGTCGAAATACCTTTCATAATCATAAGTAAATTAATAGTAAGCGTAAAAGCTACCATCCGCCAATATTTCATGGGCTTAGTAGAGAAAAAAAACTGGTGCAACTCCAGAAAAGCCCTGAAATACTATTATCGTAATTTAGGTGTTCCAACGGTTCCGGAATGCCTTGTACGATAATGGTGAGTGAAATCATTTAGTCATTCATACCTGTTTGTATAAGGAAATGGTATTGGAAATGATAAAAAGTAAAGTAACTCAAATTTTTTAATTATAAGATAAAAGTTTTAAGTCCTCTAGTCAGATAGTAGAGGCAAAATAAGGAGTAATTATGAACAATTTTAGTTTAATCAAAGGGTACGTATCCCGCAAAACAACTACTTTCCATCCAGCACGTGATGGTAAAAAAGCTGTATTTAGCACAACTATCGCAGTAGCAACTGGCACAGTTGATGGCGAAGGTAAGAAAGTATATAACTGGGTACCAGTTAAATCCTTCGGTAAAACAGCTGAATTGATGAATGAAAATCTTGTTGGTGGTGATTACACAGAAATCACTGGTCGTTTGGGTATGAACCCACGTTATACCAATAAGAAAGGCGAAACAGTTTATGAAACTTGTTTCTTGGTAGCAACACAATTCTCTCGCTTGACTCAACGCGAAACTCCAAAAGCAACTGAAGTAGCTCAAGAAGAAGTTGAAAACTTTGCAGGAGCACCAGAAGTGTTCGGCGAAGAATTAGAAGGTGCAACAATTCTTTAATTTAAACTAACATAAGAAAAATCATACATGAACCACTGGCGTGAAGAGATGTATGATTTTTCTTTTTTTGTTTTTTAACTTGAGTTAAAAAATATTTTTAGTTGAAATTAAAAAACAAAAGTGTTATAATATTTTTTTAACGAAAGGAATTTTAATTATTATGAAAGAACAATATTCATTAGAAGAAATCGTAGAAACATTAGCTAAATTTAAAGAAGTTATGAATTATGTGCGTCAAAACCATAGCGTATGGGATAGTACTGTACAGGAATGCGATAAAGCATTTGGTGATTAAGTGTGCTACACACACTAATGACTTTAGTCATGAGTAAGTAGCACGTATAGTCCACATATTCAGTAATGAGTATGTGCCGAATGGTAACATTCGGAAATCTATCTAATTGCTGGAAACCCCTAAAGCTCAAAGTACTTATATATATTTTTAATATATAATGAGTTATGAAAGTAGAAACAAACCTTTGAGATGAGATATGGTTAAATCCTAAGTCTTATGAAACAATGGGCAATCAGCAGCGAAGCTTTATTAAAAATTTTAATAAAGAACGTTCAACGACTATCCTGAGAAGGAGTACTATACAAGCGTATAGGAAATGGTAGAGGTCCTTTTATAAAAGGATTAAGATATAGTCTGTGCTTTATCGAAAGATAAAGGTGCGAGTAGTGTCGCCGACTAAATGTAGCGAATTTAGCTGAACAAGCATTCTTTCAAAAGTTTTATAGTTTTTACATATATTATATTAAAAAATAAATTTTATCTTTATTTATGCTTGAAATTAAAAATACATATGTTATAATTATATTATCTAAGGAGGTAATATAATGAATGTAACACATGGACGCGGTTATGTTTACGCAATTCAATATCATATTGTTTGGTGTGTAAAATATCGAAGAAAAATACTAACACGAGAAGTTGAAGCTAAATTAATTAGAATTTTGAATAAAATAGCTGATGATAATCAAATAATTATTCAAGAATTAAATACAGATTTAGACCATATTCATATGTTAATTTCATGTAAACCGCAACATTGTATTTCAAATTTCATAAAAGCCTTTAAGGGAGTTTCTGCTAGATTATTAGCAAAAGAAATTCCAGAATTAAAAAAGCAATTTCCAAAAGGGCATTTATGGAATTCAAGTTATTATGTTGGAACTGTATCAGAAAATACAGAACAACAAATTAGAAATTATATTAAGAGTCAGAAAGAAAGATAAGTTTTAAAATGGAAAGAGCATTTAAAATTAGAATATATCCAAATGAAAATCAAATACGGTTGTTAAATCAAACGTTTGGTTGTGTTAGATATATTTATAATTATTTTTTAAATAGAAAAATAAATTTTTATGAAGAAAATAATGAAAGTTTAACTCTTAATGCTTGCTCTAAGGAATTAACTCAGCTAAAGAAAGAAAATGAATGGCTTCAAAATCCAGATAAATGTGCATTACAAAATACACTTAAAAATTTGGATATGGCGTATAAAAATTTCTTCAACAAAAGAGCTAGTTTTCCCAAATTTAAATCAAGAAAATCTTATAAAGATTCTTATAAAACAAATTGTAATTTAAAATTTGAGAACAATAAAATTAGAATTCCTAAAATAGGTTGGATAAAAATTAAAGGATATAGAGAAATATCTGGAAGAATTTTATCCATTACTATTTCTAAAAATAAATCTAATCAATTTTTTGCTAGTATTTGCGTAACCGAATTTGAACCAGAACAGTTTGAGAAAACCAATCAAAATGTAGGTATCGATTTAGGTCTTAAAGAATTTGCAATTTTTAATACTGGCGAGAAAATTAATAATCCTAGATTTTTTAAAGAATCTCAAAAGAAATTAGCTAAAATGCAACGGAAACTTTCTAAAAAAGTTTTTGAAAGCAATAATTATTTTAAATATAAAATTAAAGTAGCTAGATTTCAAGAAAAAATAAAAAATCAAAGATTAGATTTTCTTCATAAATTATCTATTAGATTAATTAAAGAATATGATGTTATTTGCGTTGAAACATTAAGAATTAAAAATATGATGAAAAATCATAAATTAGCTAAATCGTTTCAAGATGTTTCATTATCAGAATTTATCCGTCAATTAGAATATAAGGCTAGATGGTATGGCAAAGTAATTTCTAAAATAGATACTTTTTATTCATCAAGTCAATTATGTTCTAGTTGCGGATATAAAAATCCTGATTTAAAAAATCTCGATATTCGTGAGTATGATTGTCCTATATGTGGCGTTCATCATGACCGAGATATTAATGCAGCAATTAATATTTTAAATGAAGGATTACGAATTTTAAATTCTATATAAATATATGTAAGAACCGTGGGGCACACGGGGATAGCCTATTAAATTTACTCGACCTCTGTTTTATATTAATATTTATATTAATTTAAGGTAAGTTGGGCGTAAATAGGAACCTCGCGACTTTAGTCGTGAAAGGATGTCAGATTCGTCATTATTGTGAATTACAATATCCTACACAACGTAGAGATAAAACAAAAGTAGTGCGTTTAATTCATGATTTTTCTGTTAAACGTCGTCAATGTAAAGATTATCTTGAAGTCTTGGCTCCGTTATTTGAAAGTAGTTTGGTTGAAGAAAAACAATTGATGAATGTTAACCGTATTATTAATCAAATTAAAAAGAACCAAGAGAAAAATCGTGCGTATAAACCTCGTGTATTAGAAGATTTATTTAAGTAATATAAATTTTCGTGTTATTTTTTAATTAGAAAAGAGGTGTTTATATGAAATTTTTAGTTAATCTATTAAAAAAAGTTGCACCAAAATGTATTATGTGCCATAATAAAATAGAATTAGAAATCTTGGAAGCACGTCTTGCTTTAGATGAATAATACGAAAGGACATTTTTTAAAATGGCAGATACATATTTTGTAAATGACTACGCTCTTAAAGACGCTGCGGAACTACGCAAAGAAACTGAAGAGCGAATTAAAAAAGCAGTAGAACGTATCGTTAAAATTTTGTATAAAGCGATTACAACTGCGGCAGAAAAAAATGAATTTGAAGTTACGAGTACATTAGATTTAAGCTCCGACCATGATTTGGATAGAGCTACAGTTGAAGGTGTAAAAACAGAATTAACCAATAAAGGTTATACTGTTACTTACGAAACTGAAGACCATAATGTATGGAAAGTAACTTGGTAATTTTTAATAAGCTCGGATAGTCATTCCGAGCTTTATTTTTATATGGAGGAAAATCAATGGTAAATGTATTCAAACCAACCGAAGAGGAATGGAATATGGGTGTTGTCGGCATTGAAGATATGTACGGCAATAAAGTTTTATTTAATAGCATTGTAATGTTGTTAGGTCAGGAATATGGCATTTATTTATTAGTTTGTAATGATGACGATGAATATGGTGCTGCGTTAACAGATGACCCAACTTGTCAAGATAAGGAAAGTCGTATCCACTTTAATGAATTTTTAGATTATGAACACATTAAAGTCGTTGGTACGTATGATAAAGATAACAAAGTATTAATGGGTAAAATTGGTAAAACCGAGAAATGTATTTCTTGGCAAAGTAAAAAACGTCGAAATAAAAATATGAAAGTGAGTGCATAATATGCTATATTTAAAAAATATGCCAGCTTATGAATTTTTAGATAAATTCTTCAAATTAGATAATCTAAAATTTGATACTATATATGATGATAAACTTTATAATTATAATGTAGCTTCTTATAACGATAAAGAAAAAGATGGAAATATCACTGTGTTAAATTTAAGTCTTTTAGAAAAACGAGATGAAAATTCTAACTGGTCAGATATTCAATATAAATATTTATTTTTAGAATTTTATCTCAACAATGATTTAATTAAATTTAGTGATGATACATCTGACAATAAAACAAAACAAATCGTTAAAGATTTTATTGATGCAGTTATTAATGCATAGAGGAATAAAAAATGAAAAAAATTATTGAGTTAGAGCCTGGCATTTTAAGTGCCGAAAATTTTTTATATCAATTACAAACGTGTAAAAATACTGTGCTTGAAAATGGATATGATGAAAATTTTTATATTAAAAACGTATATGTTCCTAAAGATTTTAAGAATGAACGAACAGTTTTGTTTAACATAAATTTTTGGCGTAAAGATATACAATATCAAAGCCATGCTGTATATACACCAGTATGTATTGAATATTCAATAAATTTAGAAACTAATCTAATTTCTTGCACAGATAATAATGCTCCATTAGGTGCAGAATTGTTAAGTAAATTAATCAATGAAGTAATTCTTGTATAATAATGGTGTGTCATTTCGGCATAGTATTTTTAATTTAATTTATTTGTATAAGGAGTTTTAATTATGATGACTTTAACTTTTAATCACGAAGCAGAAGCTATTGCGATTATGCATCATATCACACAATTTGCACAAGAAAATAATAATATTGTACAAGCAGAAGAAGACAGTTTTTCTCTTGAATATTTTGTATCTACAGATTCAATCTGTGTATTCGCAATGAATGGTGAATTCTTGAGCATTGTGATGAGTGTAGTTCGTACTGGCACTAATATTCATTTTGAAACAGATATTGAAGATAATATCGCTGGCGGTGGTTATCCTCAGCCATTGGTTTATCAGATGACGATGAATTTGATGTCTGAAATTTTAGATGATTTCAATCAAAATATCAAGTTATAATCATGTATTGATAAATATTTCTTTTAGTATTATAATAATAAAAATGAATAAAATATTTTTATTAATTTTTTAATACGAAAAGGAGGTGTTTACCATCTATGAATAAAAGTTTTAAAATTAGAATATATCCAACTCAAGAGCAACAAATTCTTTTAGAAAAAAGTTTTGGAGCATCAAGATTTATCTATAATCATTTTTTAAAATTAAAGCAATATTTATATCAAGAATTTAATATAAAAATTACTTATAATCATATGTCAAAAATGTTAACAGAATTAAAAAGACAAAAAATTTGGCTTACAGTTCCAGATAAATGTGCTCTTCAAAATACACTAAAAGATTTAGATAATGCTTATAAAAAATTTTATAATGGAGCTGGATATCCTAATTTTAAACGTAAAGATAGTAAAAACTCTTATCGTACTAATTGCAATATTAAAATAAATAATTCTTTTATTACTATTCCAAAAGTAGGACTACTTAGATATAAAGATAAGTATAAATTAGAGGAAGAAAATATTCTTAAAGTTTATAATGTCACAATATCTAAAAATAATATTGGAGAATATTATGCCAGTATTTCTGCGGAAGTCTATATTCCTCATTTTGAGAGAACCAATCAAAATGTAGGTATAGATTTAGGACTAAAAGAATTTGCTATTTTTAATACTGGAGAAAAAATTAATAATCCTAGAATATTAGCTACATTAGAAAAGAAATATAGAAAATTAGCTAAAGCTGTATCAAGAAAAGTATACGGTTCTGCTAATTATCAAAAAGCTAAATTAAAATTAGCTAAATTTCATAAATATATAGCTAATATTAGAAAAGATTTTCTACATAAATTATCTACGAATTTATTAAAAGAATTCGATATAATTTGTTTAGAAGACCTTAATATAAAAGGATTAATGAAAAATAAAGGTAAATCTTATCAAGATGTAGCCCAATCAGAATTTGTAACAATGCTTAAATATAAAGCTGAGTGGTATGGTAAAACTATCGTTCAAATTTCACGATGGTTTCCGTCTAGCCAATTATGTTCTGAATGTGGTTACAAAAATCCTGCGTTAAAAGACACGAGTATTCGTGAATATGATTGCCCTGTATGTGGTACTTATCATGATAGAGATATTAACGCAGCTATTAATATTTTACGAGAAGGATTACGAATTTTAGAAGAAGAAACTATATAAATACATATTAAATATAAAAAACCGTGGGACGCACGGGGATAGCCTACCGTATCTGAATTCCTCTACCTTTAGATTTAATAATCTTTAGGTATGTTTTCTTGGGTAGGAACCTCAAAATTTAAGTTATAAGAGGATGTCAGTTCAATCAAAAAGAATATATGAATTCTGTTTCTGAAGTATAATATTTTTATAATAGCCACGCATGTATTTGCGTGGCTATTAAGTATTATTTTTATTTTTTTAGAGGAGACATATAAAATATGTTATGTTATAGAGATAGAACGTATTGCGGAACGAATTGCAAATTGCAAGGTACTTGTAAAGAAAGTTTTGAGTACGCAAAAGAAGAACAAAAACAGCATCCAGATGAATTTGTAAGAAATTTACCATTTTCTATTCGGTACAAAAATGAATGTGAAAATTTTCAAAAAAAATAGTTGACATATACTATAACTATGTTAAAATATACATGTGAGTTTTACCTCCTTTCGTTAATATAACTCACACGTGCGTATAGGGTTCTGCTTTGGTGATAGCAGAAGACTGTGGAACAACAACTTCATAGGTGTTGATTAGACAAGAAGAAGACGGTATTTGAGAGATGCCGTCTTTTTTCTTTATTGCTTTTTGTCTTTTTTTGTAGTATAATATACATATCTTAATTCGGTATTATGGTAGAAAAAAGGACAAAACTATGAAAGTCTATGGATATGCTAACAATTTAAAAGGCGAACAAATATATGGTCGTCTTGTTGATAGAAAATTCTTACTCGTAAAAGATGTTACGTTGGTTGAAATTAAACCAGATACATTTCAATCCGAACAAGAAATTCGAGTAAAAGAAAGAAATAAATTAGTGGCGAAAGCAAATCGTAAAGCTACTTCTGAAATTAAAAAAATTAATAAAAACAAAACAAAAAATCTTCAGGAATTAGCAACGCCAGAAATGCTTGGTAAGTATCTTGCCATGATTATGTTACAGTGGGTTCGTGGCAATAAAATTACTGAAGATGAATATACATATGAATATGAAAAAGAAAAGGCGTTAAATAGTTCTGAGTACAAGGAGATTTTATGTTAAATTTTTATTATAATGGCGATGAGTCAATTCAAACATATGAGGCTGAATTTACATTAGAAATTAAAAATGACTATTACAAAGGTCATGGTACTGTCGATAAAGATAGTATTAAAACTTTATATACTAAATTAATCGAAGATGGCAATTATGATGCCGAATTTAATTTAATTGATATAGAAGAACATGAAGGCTTTACAGCGATTAAATATGAATCTACTGATTATATTGACGGTTCTTTCTTATTATTCGATTTAGTTCGTGAAGTGCCTAAAGATGTTTATACATATTTTATTTGCTCTCCTAGTTTCGATTTTTATTATAAACATGTTGGCAAAAATTCGTTACCATTCTCTTCTCGTTATTTAGTCTATACAGCTCATAATGGCAGTTATATTTTGTGTGATGATTATAAAGAAACCATTGGCAAATTAGAAGAAGTAGCACAACGTATTCTTCACGAAGGTGCTTCGTTTACTAAAGATGCGATTTTAATTTCTAAAATTGATAGTGGCGATAATAAAGACTTTAATGACTTATTAGACGATTACAAAACGTATGATGTAATGCGTGAAAATATTAATTTTGCGGCTAAACAAGATAATCCAGAAGAAATCATTAAAATGCTTCGTAGTCAATTTGGCGACGACATGGAAATTGTCTTCATTGATGAAGAAACTGGTAAACGTGTTGGTGGTCCAAATAAAGAAAAGAAGGATAATAAAAAATTATCTTAGGTAATATAAAGGACGGTAGTTTATTTTAATCTTCCTCCTCCTTTGTATAATATATAATAAAACTACTTGTATAAAAAAAAGTGATGAGATATAATGTATATAGAGTATTCTATGTAATACAAAAATCTCCTCATTTTGCACACAAAAAAGATGGTTATTCTGAGCAGCGACAGAGTAACCATCTTTTTTATTTTATCAGAAAGGAATTTAAAAATGAGTGAACATATTGGCACTATATTAGCAATTATTTTTGTTGTATTATTTTTATTAGGAAAATCATCTTTAAGATTTTTTAATGATGAACATAAAATTGGGATTCGATATAATTTTAGATTGTTTTTTGAAGAACCAGATAGCCCACATAGCTTTAAATTTGAAATCATATGGAGCAAATAAAACATGAAAAAGAAATTAATTAAAGTATATATTAGAGACCTACGGTTTGATATACCAGATGTATCTTTAGAAAAAATAGAAGAATTATATAAGCAATTACAATGGTCAGAAGCTAGAGATAATTCTGTACATGAAGTGATTAAAAAAATTCAAACTTTACAATCAACGATTGAAATATTAAAAGAACAAATTCAAGAATTAAATGACAGAAAAATAGAATTAGAAAATTTAGTATATGTAAATGGTGAAATAAAAACATACGCAGATATCTTGTCAGAAATCGAAAAAGATGCTAAGATTAAATAGTAACTTTTTTCTGATTCTAACGAAAGGATATTTGTAAAATGGAAGATATTATTAACCAACCAAAACATTATACTCATGGAGGTATTGAAGTACGTCCATTTATCAATTCTCAGGGTTATAATTTCGATATGGGCAATGTCATTAAATATATTGTACGTGCTGGTATTAAAACGCCAGATAAATTAATTGATTTAGAAAAAGCATTAAATTATATTAATGACGAAATTAAAAAAGGCAATAAAAAATTACATTTTGAGCCAACAAGTATTTTCATTTCTGGCTATGAATTTATTAGAAGCCAACCACATTTAACAGATAACCTTAAAAATGTGATTTCTTTATTATCTAAAGATGAAAAAACAGACTGTATTTTAATGGCAGAAGTAATTTCTGCACGAGATTTATTGCAAGAAGAAATTAACATGTTAAAGATTTAAGGTAATAAACCCATTGAAACGTTTTTTAATTCTCTTAATTAAGAAAGGAAAGAACTCCAATGGGTTTTTTACTTACTGTGAAAAATTTTTTACAAGAAAACTGGCGATTACTCGTCAACTGTCTTAGGTGGCTCATACTTTTTGTTCTTATTGTATTGTCTTTTCTGTATGTTTTGGATAAGTTTAATTCACGCAACGAAATAGATACAAAGCCATCTAAAGTCATTAACGCTGACGGTACTGTTAATACAAATAAACATTATCAGGAAGCAACTAAGGTACAAACGAATACTATCGAAAGAACATCTTTCGTGTATATTCCCAAAGAAACACCTCAGGATGCAGACGTAGAATTTAATAATGCTGATAAAAATCGTCATAAATAAGTGGCAAAAATAGTCCATGTATCTAGTGATAGGTATGTGCCAAGACATTTTATTCTTGGGAATTCATTGAATTGCTGGGAACTCTTAAAGCTTAAAATACTACAACGTAATTTTGAAATATAGATAAACGTGAATGTTGCGAAAGCAGAAAAAAATTTTAAGATAAGATATGGTTAAATCCTAAGTCTCAATAAAAAAATAGACAATCAGCAGCTAAGTTCCGAATAGGAAAAAGTTCAACGACTATCTCGAAAGAGAGTACACTCAAGCGAGTGGAAGTGGTGAAGGTCTTTATTAGTAAAATAAAGATTAAGATATAGTCTGTGCCTTAATGAAAATTAAGGGTGCGAGTAATGTCGCCGGTTAAGAAATAGCGAGCTTAATTGAACAATCATCATTTTAAAAAATATTATAGTTATAATTATATATTGATAAATATTTCTTTTAGTATTATAATAATAAAAACAAATAAACTATTTTTATTAATTATTAATACGAAAAGGAGGTGTTTACCATCTATGAATAAAAGTTTTAAAGTTAGAATATATCCAACTCAAGAGCAACAAACACTTTTAGAAAAAAGTTTTGGAGCATCAAGATTTATCTATAATCATTTTTTGAAATTAAAGCAATATTTATATCAAGAATTTGATATAAAAATTACTTATAATCATATGTCAAAAATGTTAACGGAACTAAAGAGACAAAAACTTTGGCTTACAGTTCCAGATAAATGTGCTCTTCAAAACACTCTAAAAGATTTAGATAATGCTTATAAAAATTTTTATAACGGGGCTGGATATCCTAAATTTAAAAGAAAAGATGATAAAAACTCTTATCGTACTAATGGTTATATTAAAATAAATAATTCTTTTATTTCTATTCCAAAAGTAGGATTATTAAGATATAAAGATAAGTATAAATTAGAAGAAGAAAATATTCTTAAAATTTGTAATATCACAATATCTAAAGATACTATTGGGCATTATTATGCTAGTATTTCTGCGGAAGTCTATATTCCTCATTTTGAGAGAACCAATCAAAATGTTGGCATAGATTTAGGATTAAAAGATTTTGCTATTTTTAATACTGGAAGAAAAATTAATAATCCTAGAATATTAAAAAATCTTGAAAAGAAATATAGACAATTAGCTAAAGCTGTTTCAAGAAAAGTTTATGATTCTAATAACTACAAAAAAGCTAAGTTAAAATTAGTTAAATTTCATAAGCATATAGCTAATATTAGAAAAGATTTTCTACATAAATTATCTACGAATTTATTAAAAGAATTCGATATTATTTGTTTAGAAGACCTTAATATAAAAGGATTAATGAAAAGTAAAAATTCCAAATCTTATCAAGATGTAGCTCAATCAGAATTTGTAAGACAGCTAGAATATAAAGCTAAATGGTATGGAAAAGTAATTTCTAAAATAAATACTTTTTATCCATCCAGTCAATTATGTTCTAATTGTGGTTATAAAAATCCTGATTTAAAAAATCTCGATATTCGTGAATATGACTGTCCTGAATGTGGCGTTCATCATGACCGAGATATAAATGCAGCGATTAATATCTTAAATGAAGGATTAAGAATTTTAGAAAATTCTATGTAAATATATAATTATAACCGTGGGACACACGGGGATAGCCTACTGTATCTGAATTCCTCTTCTTTTATATTAATATATAAAAGTAAGTTTTCTTGGGTAGGAACCTTATAATTTTAATTATAAAAAGATGTCAGAAAAAAGTATTTGTAAAAGTAAATGGCCAGCAACATGAAATTGAAAATAATGTAACTGAAACTCAAAAATTTGAAAATGGCAAATTAGTCGTAACTCAAAAAGAAGAGTCAGTTATTTCAATCGCCGCTCCTAAGCCAGCTAAAACTTCACTTAGTTTTTATTACGGTGGAGGTAATAATTATGGTGTAGGGGTTAACTACAATATTTCCAAACACGTAACTTTGAACGGACTATATGTTAATCACAAAGCATATGCCGGTGTAACGGTACCTATCGGAAACATGGATAGCAGTTCAAAGAAACAAGATATTTCTAAACAAGAAAAGGAAGTGAAATAATATGCCAGAAGGTGCAGGTACTGAAGTACACGCAGCAGCAGCAGCAGCAACTCCAATTTTTAATGTAATGTGCAAAGGTCACAAATACATGTTCTCTAGCGATATCGTTCCAAAAGACGACGCTATGCATGTAGTAAAAGCAACTGATTTGTTGAGCAATACGCTTGAATTAACATTCAAAAATAAAAAATGCGTAAGCGTAGAGATTGTAAAATAATATGGAATTGCAATATAATAACAAAACGTATTTATTTTCTGAATATATTGAACCAGTAGACACTGGTTTATATACAGCCGTATTAGTTGATGGCAACAATGTTCGTTGTGAAATCGTATGGTTTAATGGCGAACTTCGTGAAATTAACGAACTCGGTAATGAATAAAAATAAATAATAATAAAAAGACATGAGTCTGAGCACCTTGTATAATAATGGTGACCTCAAACTTGTGTCTTTTTTATTATTTCTTTGGTATAATTGATTATATAAATTTAGGTAGAGAGGAAAAAATAATTATGACTTATACAGGAAAAATAAATAAGAGTTTTATTGATGACATCGCAAATTCTATTAATCGTGTCATTCGTGAAACATCTTTTCGAAGTAAAACAAAATCTAAAAAAAAGAATTTAGATATTACATTTAGTTTCAGTGATTTATCTGAGCCAAAAAAAGAATTGTTGTTATTAACAATTCGTAAGATTAAAGATATGAAAGAAGAAGATGTATTATTCTTTATTGATTCTATTAATCAATGCGAAAAAGAAAGAGGTACGTATAATGAATATCGTTGAGCGAGTCATTCGTAGTTTAGTAACATATTATATTACAGGTTTTATTATTCGAACATTTAGAAAATTTAAATAATTTAATTTAAGGAGAAACAAAATGAACAGAGAACAATTAATTAACTTAGCAACAAAATCTATTAACGTAACAGCAGATGCGATTAATTCTGTTGTGGATTTTACACAAGAAAAATTTAATGAGGCAAAACAAAAAGCAACAGCAAAAGAAGTAGACTTTTCTAATGCTACACAAATTCAAAAAGAATTCATTGCAATGATTGCTGAAAATTTACAAGATATTGATGATGCAACAATTATCCAATGTCGTGATATCGTAACGCATCAATTAGATTTGAAACATGCGATTATTAAAATTAATGACGACCAAATTACAGTTGAAAATATTGTAGCAGAAAAGGTGAGTAAATAATGATTAGTTTGATTTTTTTCGGAATGATAACTGTAGTTATCGGTATTTATGGTGCTAAATTTATTAATAAAATTAGAGGTATCGAAAAATAATGACACAAGATATTTTAATTTTACTTGCAGTAGTAGCCATGTCTTGTATGGCTACTATCTGCTTCATTGTCCACCAAGTATTCGCAACGCGTCGTATGCGTATTGAGTATGATGGTGGTTATACAGAAGAAGAAATTGAACAAATTGTAGTAAAAAAATTTAGATTATTAGCTTCTAGTCAATCATTAGAGCCTGGTAATTTTATTTACACTACAACTACAAAAGAAACCAATAAAGAACCTAAAACAACAAAAGGGAGAAAATGATGTTCAAATATGTAGTTGGAAATATTTTAGATACAGAATGTAAGTATATTCTAAATCCAGTTAATTGTGTTGGCACAATGGGTAAAGGGTTAGCTTTACAAATTGCTAAGGCATACCCTGAATCTGTTGAACCATACAAAGAAGATTGCAAAAAAGATTTATTAAATATTGGTCAATTAACTAGCTTTAAAGCTAAAAATGGTAAAACCATTATTCATTTTCCAACTAAGTATCATTGGAAAAATCCATCTAAATATAGTTATATTGAAGCTGGATTAGAAAATTTAGCTTATCATATTAAACATAGTGGTAACGAAACATCATATTTAAGCTTCGCAATTCCTCCACTAGGTTGTGGATTAGGCGGATTAAATTATGATTTTGTTCATGAATTAATCCAAACTATTTTAAGTGAATTTAAAACTATTACATTTGAACTATATGTGACACAAGAATGGTATGATGCATATGTACATTGCTAAATATTCTTTTTAGTATTATAATAACAAAGATAAATAAAATATTTTACATAATTTTAACGAAAAGGAAGATTAAGCATGAATGAACAAACTCAACAAGAAGAACATATTATTATTGACTTAGATAATTTAGTGTTACCTAGATGTCGATTTGAAATAGTATCTTCTTATAAAGACAAAAACATTAATTTACCGACACGCAAAACATCTGGGTCCGCTGGTTATGATATTGAGGCTGCGGAAGATGTTATTATTAAACCACATTCTTCCACTGCTGTACCTACTGGTATTAAAGCATATATGGACGAATGTTTAGTATTGAAAATTTATATTCGCTCTTCATTGGCATTTAAACGTGGATTGATGCTAACTAACTCTACAGGTATTATCGATAGCGATTTCTATAATAATGAAGACAACGAAGGACATATTCTTGTAGGTTTGTATAATACTACAGATAAAGAAATTATGATTAAGAAAGGAGAACGTATTGCTCAAGGTATTTTCGAAGCCTACATTATAACGGAAAACGACGCAGAACAAGAAAAAGAAGTTCGAACTGGAGGCATTGGTTCTACCGGGAAATAATACGTTTTATAAATAAAAATGGACTACATTAAATTAATGGGAGATAGCGAAGATTGGACACAAGATATTGTTCAAGACTTCGTTGACTCTCATAATAATTCTATGGAATTTTTGCTCAGAGAAATTAATGAAAAAGAATCAGATATGTTATATGAATATTATATTGACCAAATGTATAAGGAATTTCAACAATCTGGTCAAATTCCATTTTAATTGTTAGAAAGATATAAATATGAAAATTCAAAATATTTTAGATAGAAAATTTTGGTGTAAACAAAATTTAATTTCTATTTTAATTGCAATTATTTTCGGTGTTATTTTTGATTTATTAAAAGTTTGGAATACAGTATACGCATATTATTTAATTGGCTTAGTATTCGTATATCAAATTTTTATCACATATTTAACACATAAAACAAGACAAGAAATTTGTAATATTCTGGATAAAAAGATATGGTATATATCATTATATAATATTGACATCGAAGATTTAAAATATTATTTAAAAAGCAATGCCACTTTTTGTTTAGTTGTATTTGCTACTATTATCATAGATTTAATTTTATTGAAATTAGATATTGATATGTTCAATACTATATATATTATCTTTTCAGTATTTTCTACATCTTATTTGTTAGACCAAATTGCAATTAAAAATATTTTAAAGAAATAAATAAAGGAAATAGATAAAAATGAAACTTACATTTTTTGAAAAAGCCGTATTAGAAAAAGCGTATGAAAATGGATTGCGTTTTTTTATACGTGTAAATGAAAAAGATATTTTATTTGTTGAAAGAAATCCAAAAGATACAGTACGTTTAGATTCCATCGAAACAATCTTAGATAATATTGATAGCATTATCGAAAAAACAGAATGTATTTCAGATTTTGGTGATTTTAAATTTGCTAATATTCAAGATGTTATTTCTATTGAAAAAACTCTTGGTAAAATTGATTGGACTAAAGTTAAAAAAGATACTCTTGTTAAAGTGCGTTCATTGAATGGTACAGAACATTTCCGTTATCTCTGTCGTAAAATTGATAATGTCCATGGTATCGAAGTATATCCATTTGGCACAACTTCTTTGACAGCACCTAATGAAGATACAGAAGTATATTACGATTTCGAATTGGTAGAAAAATAATGAAATCAACTGATATTCAAACATATACCCATAAAGATGGCAAAATTGTTGAGGCAGTTCAATATATCGGGCAACCTATTTCTGAAGAATGGTTGCCTAAAACTGCTTATATTTTTGATGATGATGGCAGATTGTTTGTTGCTGGTGAAAGCTTTCAATACGAAGTAGATATTACAGATTATATCGTTAAAGATGGTCGCGGATTATTCTTTGCTTTACCAGAACAAGAATTTCTCGAAAACATTCGGTAATATTATATATACCAGTGTAAAATAAAATACAGTAAGAATTAAACACAGCGAAGATATGTTAGTAGCATACATATCTTGTAGTATCTTATCAGAAAAGTAAAAACACTATAAAAGATGTATCGATTGAAACTATCGATTGTAATATAAATTATTTCGCATTAGTGTTCTTAAATTTTGGAGATAATTGAGTACACTAATTTTCATGTCGCCCTACGATTTATTATTTTACTTTTTAAATAATAATAGGAAGACGAAACAGAAAGTTAGGAGGCTACTAAATGAGTCTTAAAAAAATTATGTTAATGTTTGTTTTTGTAATTGGTTTATTTACTATTTCTGGTCAAGTTGGTGCTACCGAATTAACTGCGTATACGCACACAGGTAGTCCAATGGCTAATGGTGAATGGCCTTACGAAGGTGCCGTGGCTAGCAATGATTATGCTCTTGGCACAGTATTAAATATTAATGGTTATAATTACGTAGTTGCTGACCGAATGGCTCCTGGCATTCATGGAGTTATAGATATCTTCATGAATGATTATGATAGAGCAATTGAATTTGGTCGTCAGTACGGCGAAGTGTACGTCGTAGCATAAATTAGAAATTATCTTTTGTTTTTACTCTACTCTCCCGCTGTGTTAACACTGGCTTATTATTTAATTCAAGTATTTTATTTTTTAATATATGACAAAAAACTTTGTTCAGGGTAATATGTTGGTAGAGCACATTTACTTGTGCTATTAATTTAAATAAAAAACCTAAAAACATATAGTGAATAAAATTGAGGATGTTTTCTCCCCTTATTTTTATGAGGGGTTTTCGCCTCACTATGGAAGCTTACTCAAGTGGATTAAGAGACTAGTCTTGAAAACTAGGAGGCGGTTAATAGCCGTGCCAGAGTTCGAATCTCTGAGCTTCCGCCATGGTAAAGTACCCAAGTTGGATAAAGGGAGCAGACTGTAAATCTGTCGCTTATAGCTTCGAAGGTTCGAATCCTTCCTTTACCACCATTTATAGCGGAGTAGAGCAGTTGGTAGCTCATCGGGCTCATAACCCGAAGGTCACAAGTTCAAATCTTGTCTCCGCAACCACATGCTGGCGTAGCTCAATAGGTAGAGCGGTTGACTTGTAATCAACAGGTTGTGGGTTCAATTCCTATCGCCAGCTCCATTTTCATAATTATTTTAATTAAAAAATTGGAATATGAAATGTTACAGCCTATCATCAATTTTTTTAAACATTTATTTTTCGAAGAAAAACAATGTAAACAATTTAATGCTTTCGTAGATATGCATCAAATACATGAAGAAAACGTATTAAATCGTTTATCTACTATTGAGAACAAAATAGATGTATTAGAAAAACAAAAAGCTGCTCTAACTGCAATTCTCGATAAAATTGAACAATTAATCGAAGAATTAAAAGATAGAGCATGAATAGCCTCCTTAAAGAATAACTAAACGGTAATAATATAATGAGCCGTTTAGTTATTTTTTTAGTAATAAAGGAGGATTCTAATGTTTTCTCAAATGTTAAAAGAAAATGGAGAATTTTCTTTAACCCGTTTTTTGGCATTTGCAAGCTTTATATCTTTCATCCTTGTTACTATAATCATTATGATTGTTAACTTCTATTTTTCGTATGACCCAGGTTGGTATAATACATTTGCTACTTCAACAGTAGGTGGTACTTTCATCCAACCTATTAATAAATTAATTAATAGTAAATTTAATACTGCTAAGGGTTCATATCAAGAAATGCCTATTACAGAAGGTACTGAAGAAGACACTAAGATTTCTAATAAGGACGTAAAATAATATGTGGAAAATTACAGATGATGATGTACAACGTATGGCATTAGATGCTCAAGGTAAGATTAATAAAATCTATGTCCATTGGACAGCTGGTCATTACAACCAAACATTTGGTGATTATCATATTAATATCACTGGTGATGGTTCTATGTATACAGATACAGACGATTTTACAGAAGTAAAAAATCATACGTATCGTAGAAACACAGGTGCTATTGGTATTGGTGTATGTTGTGCATATGGTGCAACTGGACAAAATAATTTAGGTCCAGAACCTCCTACTCAAGCTCAATTAACACAAGTAACTCGTGTGATTGCTATGTTATGCATTGATTTGGGTTTACCAGATGATATTCAACATGTGCTTACTCACGCTGAGGCAGCTGATAATAAAGATGGCTGGTATGCACATGAACCATACGGTCCAGATTCTACAGTAGAGCGCTGGGACTTTGATGTTGTACATGAAGGTGATGAACCACGTTCTGGTGGTGCATGGCTTCGTGGTACTGCAAGATGGCATGGAGCTCAATGGGGTTCTAGCATCTAACATTATGTAATAAGAAAAGACCTTTTGTTTTTTGTTAAAGAGATAAAAGGTCTTTTTTTAATACATAATTTTTGATAGTTGACAAAACTATTGAAAACCTTGTATTATATTGGTGTGGGCATTTCGTTTCTCCCCCCTAGAAATGCTCGCATATTCACTCCTATAGGATATAGATAGACAGATTGAACTCCTTTCAAATAAATAAACACATATAAATTGTACGGAAATAATAAAAAAAATTTTAACCTCCCTGTTAAAATAAAGACTCGTAGAAATAAATACAAACAACAAGATAATTCACCTTTCTTTAAAATAAGATTCTCACAATGATAATGCGTCTGTCTGTCTATATCCAACACATGTTCTTGTAGTTCAATTAGAATACCTTTAACTTCAAAGGAGATTTACGTTAAAGTCGTAACGAGAGCATTAATTATTATATTAGGGTTTTACTTTTCCCCTGCATCGATATTACATGTTTATACTTTTTGAGATGTTTTAATAAGCATAGGTATAATATCCAGTTACGTTTTTAATGTACGAGTGTGAGATGCGAATAATCGAAGAGCATAAAATATCTTAGAGGCCCAGCTGGTGGAAGGCCAGCATACTTGCTCGTGTGGCGAAATTGGAAAACGCGAAGGTCTTAGAAACCTTTGGTAGTAATACCGTGTTGGTTCGATTCCAACCATGAGCACCATTATATTTTAATTGCTGTATTTTTCAATAAAAAATCCCAAAAGCTAAACTCCCTAAACATGCGAAGGGTACAGCGATTAAAATATGTTTACATTAATAGTATAGCGTTAACCATTTTGTTTTTTATTTTTTAAATAGAGTACATTGTAAAACTGTTAAAGATTAAGAAGCTAAATACATTATAATTTTTTAGTGGTTAAGGCTATACTATTTTTTTGTTTTACGACAAAAAGGAAAATAAAAATGAGACAATTAACAAAAGATACAACAATTGAAGATATTATTTTTGACTTAAAAGATGATGGTCAAAATGAATTAGCAGAATGGCTTCAAGATAATTATATTGTTAATAAAGCTATTAATGAAGAAGCTATGTGTCAAGATAGCTATGATGAAGGCTATGAAGTTGGTTACGATGATGGTTATGATGAAGGCTGTAACGATGCTTCTGAAGAACTTAATATTGAATCTTATGAAAAAGGTTATAAGCAAGGCTTAATCGACGCTAAAAAATCAAAGTAGGTTACATTCTATAGCCTAATTACCAAAAGCCTTTTCGGCATAGAATTACAAGCAGTGGTATGCTTGACTTGGGTGTAAGTCGCCAAGCATCGATATCTATTCCGATGTTAAAAATAATAGAGTAGTCGTTTTTGTGCACCCACTTTTTGCGACGATAAATATTAAAACTGGGGGTATCTTAATATTCAGAGGCTTTTAGTGTATTATGCATTAAACCTTTTATTATTCTACTTTCAGCCTCTGAATATTTCATGTTTCTAACAAGGTAATTGCCTTAGAAGAAGCTTTTATTATTTTTAGAAAAGATGTGTTTACAAAATTTTCATTTTAAATCTCCTAAACAAATAAAATAAAAATTTACTTATCAACCTCATAAAAATTCTAGTACAATTAGCACATCTTTTCTAAACTATTTATTGACAATATATTTTTAATAATATATAATTTTATTATCATTCCGGTGTAGTCCAATAGGTAGAGACAGCTGACTGTTAATCAGTGTGTTGCATGTTCGAGTCATGCCACCGGAGCCAATCACATTGTACGCTATATGTACAATGTATTTTTTTTACTCAAAATAAGAAGAACTAATTATTAAGTAGTTTATTTTATAAACAAAAATACGAATAAGTGGACAAATATATATTATATTTCTTATCTATATTTACTTAATAATAGGTTTCTAGCCTTAGTGATTGCTACTATTGAAAGATATGTTGCAGATATGAACTACGTTATGGAAAAGGTTAAAGACACACCTTTAGATGTGCTCGTCAGTCTGAAGCTCTGTGAGTGCCAATCAAGAAACTATGCTAATGTCCTGCATAGATAACAGAGAAACACATGTACCCTCCACGACATTGGCAAGACGAAAAATACTCCGAAAGGAAGGTCTCCAGAGATGGAAAATAAAATTGAATATTGCTTTGTAGTTGATAAAGATAACCAACCATTAGCACCAACAAAAGCGAATAAAGGATGGTATTTAATTAGAAAAGGTAAAGCAAGATTAAAATCTAAATACCCTATGGTAATTCAATTAGAAAAAAGAATTAAACTTGATGAAAATGACAAAAGTTATATGGTTTGTGGTATAGGTGATGGCTCTGCACATGTTGGTTTGGCTATTGTTCAAAAATGTCCTGCTAAAAACAAAGTAGTATTTAAGGGGATTATTGAACAACGTCAAGATGTAAAACATTTAATGGACGTTAGACGTGGGTATAGACGTTATCATCGTTATCATAAAAGATATAGACCGATGAGATTTGATAATCGTTCATCTTCTAAAAGAATTGGTAGATTAGCACCAAGCATCAAACAAAAAAAAGATGCTATTTTAAGAGTATTATATCAATTAAACAAATTGATAAATATTAAAAAATATTATCTTGAAGATGTTTGTATAGATATTCGTGCAATGACAGATGATTATAAGCCTTATAAATGGCAATATCAAAAATCTAATCGCTTAGATGAAAATCTTAGAAAAGCTGCTATTCTCCGGGACAGATGTAAATGTCAGGAATGCGGAAAATCTAATTGCGTATTAGAAGTGCATCATATTCGAGCAAGAAAATATCACGGAGCAGATACTATTGGAAATTTAATTACGCTTTGTTCCAAATGTCATGACAAAACAAAAGGTAAAGAAAAAGATTTTGAAAATAAATACTTTAAAATTATTAATTCTAAGCCTAAACGTTTTGATTATGCAATGCATGTTATGCAAGGTAAAAATTATTTACGAAGTAAAATATCTGAATTAGGATTATTACATCTAACTAATGGTGGCGAAACTGCAAATAAAAGAATTGAATGGGATATAGAAAAGTCTCATAGCAACGATGCTATATGTATTGCAGATAGTATCCCAGACTCTTGTAACATAAAAGAGTGGACCATTAAACCTATGAGAAGAAAATCAAAAGCAAAAACTGATAACGTATTAGGAATTAAGCATAGAGATTTAATTTCTTATACATATAAAAATGGTGAAACTCATACAGGTTATGTTACAGCTTTATATCCAGAACAACTAGCTTTAAATTTTCAATCAAAAACTAAACATTGTAAAAAAGTAAATGCACGAAAATGTAAATTGCTTTGGCAATTTAATAAAATTTATTGGTTAGAATAATATATATAATATTATATATTTATTTATATTTAAGTATATTTTTTAAGGGAGAAGAATAAAATGCCTAGTTGGATAGAAGGACAAATTAAATTTCGTGGTACGCATACTAATCTTGTAAATTTTCTTGAAAAGGGTATTTTAAAAGAATCCTTTAGAGATATATTAGGCGGAACATATCATATGCTCGAGCCTGTAATTAAAGTTAAAGAAGATTATATTTATGGCTTAAAAGAATATTTAATTATTAAGAATTTTAATAAAGCTATGATTACTGAACATAATTATGAAATTCTTTTTAAAGATGATACTAAAGAAGATGAATATATTTTTGTGTCAGAAATTCGTAGTGCTTGGGATTTATCTAAGCGTGAATTATTAGATTTAGTTAAAGACTTTCATATTGATGTGAAAGGTCATATGTCTGAATTTGGTAGTTGTACTGAATTAGATTTTGAAATTTTACGAGATGGTACTGTTAAAAGTTATATTCATACTAATTATGAAAGTAGTGCAGAATATGCTTGGCAGGCTACTACGCCATTAAACGGTGGTTAAAATGCTTATTGAAAATTATAAAGAAAGATTTCTAAAAAGACTGAATGAAATGACAGCAGAAGAATTAACTGCTATCTTTAAAGAAGTATTCGGTCCAGAATTAGATAAAAAAGAAAAGGAAAATAAAGATGAATGAAGATATTCGTTTTAAAATTGTTGAAGAGATTTGCTCTAATTTAGAAGAATATCTTTATCAACAACATAATCAAAATTATATGGCTCCAGTACATATAAATATCTTAAAACATATATCTAAAAAAGTAGATGTTATGTTAGGTGTTGCTACTGGAGATTATGAGGAATCAGAATATAAAAATATTTTAGAAATGGAGAAAAGAGGATAATTATGTATTTCATCATTTACATTTTAATGAGTTGTTTTGCATTTACTTTATCTTTAGTGCGTGGTCATGATGTTCGAGAAAGTTATTTTCGAGCTCCATTAGGTCCTATTTATATTGTATATGCACTGTATCAAATTCTTGTTGGCGATAAAGTTGTTTATGATAAGCAAAAAATAAATCGTGAAGAACGACAAGAAGACAATAAAGAAAAAGAATTAGAAAATATTATTATTAAGTTTTAGTAGGTGAAATAATTGTTGTGGTTATTACATTATATCTTATTAATCGTTAGTGCTGTATTTTTTGTAGTTGCATTATTTACAGTAATTACATCAGTTAGATTTTTAAAAGATAAAGAATTTAAAGAGGAAATGAATAGCAGTCTTAAATATCAAAAATATGGCAAAATGACTGATAATGAAGTAATTGAATATGGCTCTATTGCTGTAGCTATATTTTTGTTTTTAAGTTATTTATTTTATCGTTTCGCAGGCTAATCATGGATTTCTATAAAAAAATACAGTCAGATATTCATTATCTAACTGCGAAAGAAATTGCACAGATATTAGGTATCTATAATCAAAAAAATGAAGTAGATGTTAATTTTGTAAAAAAATATTTTAATTATTATTTACCAGATAATGTAGATGAAATATATTATTCTGGTAGAAATTTAACTAGAGTATATCCATTTCAAGATAATGAAGACTATTTTAATGTGTTCGTTAAATTAATTAAAGAAGTATTCGATTCTACGTATTTAGCTAAAGGATTTTGGTCAAATACTATTATCGTAGTTAATAATAAAGAATACGAATTACAAATTAATTTAGATGAGTTTAGAATTACATATAAAATAATCTACGAAAAACTCTTGAAAAAAGAAAATCTTTCGGATATACTATAAATACATTTTTTAATCTATTATTTATTTTGGAAGGAAATTACTATTATGACTGAAATGACTATTCGTGCAGCGTTAACTAAAAAGAAAATGCTAGACAAACAAATTAAAGAAATGAGCAGAGAAAACTTCTTCGCTATTGTATCTAAAAATGAAACATTTATTGAAGGTATGACTCGTAAAGAATGGGAAGAACGAGTACAAGCTCGTTTCAATTCTTTTAATGATAAAGTAAAATATCGTGATGCTCTTAACGTAGCAATTTTGCATGCTAATGCAATTAATTTAATTGATGTTCCTAAATTTAATGGTTTAAATTCTAAGCCTACAAAAGAAATGGAACGAATTAGTTTTGCTGCGGCAATTTCTCGTAAGGGATATTATACTGAGTTATTGCAATACGTAACTCGTATGATTAGTGTTCGTAACGAAGCAAGCTCTATGTTCAGTACTCGTGTACGTGAAGCTGAATCTACAGTACGTAATCGTATGAACGCTGAATATGGTAATACAGCTGTTGCAGTATCTTCTTCTGAACGTAATAAACGCGAAGAAGAAATGCTTAAACAGTTACTTCCAGATTTCTTGGACCCAAATAAATTGTCCACATCTCTTGAAGATGTAAAAGATTTCTTGGAAAATTATATTGCTGAAATCGACTCTATTCTTGGTCATGCTACAGAAGTAACTATGGTTATGGTACAAGACTAATTAATATAATATTATAATATAATTATATTGCTGGTATATCGAAAAAATTTCTAAGATATACTCCGGTTTTTATTGGTATAGTTGGTAGTTCCGGTCAAAATAAAACCAACTATACACTCATATTGAACATGAAGAATAAAACGTGGTAAGTTGCTCAGTTAACCGCCTACATAGACAGAAAGTATGGCGGAACTGGAGTGATTAAAAGCGAGTTCGAGATGCTCATCAAAATCTCGTAATCATTAATCAATAATCTATTTATTGTAATAAAGATGAATTATGGCGGGAACGCATATGGGAACATATTACAAGATTAAGCTATTAATCATTAATTTAACTCGTAATCCATTATTATTAAGTTCTTAATGTTTAATCTGAAATCATTATAAAAATCCTACGGTTAATTTTTCGCTTTAGTATATGGCATTAAATTTTTATAGTAGGCTGATATATCGGCAATATTCTATCGGAACAATAAGGTGACAGTCTTAGAGGTCCGCATTTTATATATCGAAAAAGACATGGCTTTAGTAGCTATGTCTTTTTTTAGATACCTTGTATTATAATGGTATGTTATTTTTTATTTTTTTGAAAGGAAAACAAAATGGCAGAAACAGTATATGATAAGTTGTTGCAGGATAGAATTATCTTATTAACGACTGACGTAAATCCATTGTCTGCTAATGATGTAAAAGCAAAATTATTATATCTTGAGGCAGAGGACCCAGATGCAGATATTTATCTGTACATCGATAGTCCTGGTGGCGAAGTACATACTGGTCTTGGTATTTATGACGTAATGAATTACATTAAATGCGATGTCAATACAGTATGCATTGGTGAAGCATGTTCTATGGGGGCTTTTTTATTGTCTAGTGGAGCTAAAGGTAAACGATATGCATTGCCTAATTCTCAAATTATGATTCATCAGGTATCGGCTGGTACTCAAGGCAAAGCAACAGACATGGAAATCTCTTTAAAACATGTACTTAATTTGAAAAATAAATTAAGCGAAGTCATTGCTAAAAATACTGGCAAAGATATTGAACAAGTTAAAGCAGATATGGAGCGAGATAAGTGGCTTACAGCTCAAGAAGCTCTTGAATATGGTTTAATTGATGAAATTATGGAGGTGAGAGAATGAACGAAGATATTGCAAATTTAACGTGTAGTATTTGTGGTAAACATTCTGAAGATAATCCGAATATAGTTATGTTACGCACAAAAGATACAGTTATTTGTTCTGATTGTATTCGCAGAATGTATGATTGTGTAGCTCCTAATCTTATTCCAGTAGAAAATTTTGAAGAAGAAACTACTCCTGAAGACCAAGAGCGAGAAGAATTTCAAAACAAACTAAGTATTACACCAAAAGAAATTAAGGAACATCTTGACCAATATATTATCGGACAAGATATGGCTAAAAAAATGTTAGCAACTTCTGTCTATAATCATTATAAGAAAATTAAAATGAAAATGAATAATCCAAATAATCAAGATATTCAAGAAATAGACAAAAGTAACGCACTTGTTGCTGGCTCCAGCGGCAGCGGTAAAACTGCGATTGTAAAACATATTGCTAAGATTTTAGAAGTACCATTTACAATTGCAGATATTACATCTTTTTCTCAAACTGGTTATGCAGGACGAGATGTAGAAACTATTTTACGTGATTTAGTGTCTGCGGCAGATGGTGATATTGAAAAAGCAGAAATTGGTATTGTATATATTGATGAAATCGATAAAATTTCTCGCAAGCAAAAGAAAATTGCAACATCTGCTGACCCAGCTCATGAAGCAGTACAACAAGGTCTCCTTAAATTAATTGAAGGCTCTGTTGTTGATGTACCTAAATCTGGTGCTAGGTTAAATCCAACACAAGATACAATTAAAGTAAATACAGAAAATATTTTATTTATTATGTCAGGGGCCTTTGAAGGTATCGAAGATATCATTAAAAAACGTCTTGGTACAGATAAAAATAAAATTGGTTTTGGTTCTAAACTTCCTGTAAGTAAAAACAAAGAATCAGTAGAAGAAGAAAATAAAATCATTAACCAAATTACTGTAGAGGATTTAAAAGATTTTGGTATGTTACCAGAATTTTTAGGACGTACTCCAATTGTATGTGCAGTAGAAAAATTAAATGAAGAAGCACTCGTAAGAATTTTAACAGAACCAAAAAATGCGTTAGTAAAACAATATCAATTGTTATTTAAAGAAGATGGGTTCGATTTGCAATTCAGTGAATCTGCATTAAAACAAATTGCACATGAAGCAATTGAACGTGGCACAGGTGCTCGTTCTTTGCGTGGCGTGATGGAAAAAGTTCTTGGTGACGTCATGTTTGATTTGCCATCTCTTAATAAAGAAGATGGTTTAATTATTTATGTTGACACTATCGAAGCAGAAGATGAAGATAGAACGGATTGGCATATTGACCAATTAGTAGAAAAAAGTGAGGAAGAAAAATAATGGCAACTATGACTGAGGCATTTCGTGCCCTAATTAACAAAGCAAATGAAAATTTAGGTATGGTATCTGACCCAGCTAAAAAAGCTGAAATTTGTGCATCTTTAGCAATTGCTATTGCAACTACTGGTCTTGTAACTGAAGTAGATGATAAAGTAGTAGAAGCAGTAGAAAGTGTAAAAGAAGAAACAAAAGTAACTGGTCGCGAAGCTCTTAAAAAAGAAAATAAAGTAATCGAAGAGCAAGCTCCAGAAGCTACTCCTGCAATTGAAGAACCAGCTAAGGACCGTGATGTAACAGTAGATGACACATGGGACGATGAATACTGGGTAAATCATTTTGCTAAAGAATGTGAATATCTACAAAATGCAGTAGAAGAATACGGTGAAGAAGAAATTAACGAAGCAGTTAAATTATTCTCTCAAGGTAACTATCAAACTGTAGAAGATATCCAACCATTTAATATTGTTGCATTCGTAACATATTTGAAAGAACTTACTGAAGAAGCTTAATTTTTGTTTACAAGATAAAATATAATCAAGTATAATATAGGTACAAAGATTATATTTTATCTTTGTATATATTATTTTTTAGGGCGAACAATACATTTGTTTTCGCTATTAAATTTTTTGATGCCCTAGATGGCAAGAAAGAAGGTTTTTAAATGGCAGTACGTAACTCTGTACACCTAATCGGTTTTATTCCAAAATCCGAAAAATTTGTAATCAACTCTAAAGTAAACGAAGAAGAACTTAGTAAATCTTATTATCGTAGTTTCTTGAATGTTCGTCGTGATTTTAAAAATAAAGAAGGTCAATATGATTATGACTTGATGCAAATCACAGCATTCGGTGGCACAGCTAAATATTTGGCAACATATGCTAAGCATGGTGACCAATTGATGATTGAAGGCGAAGTACGTCGCAGTGATAATTATGAAAAAGATGGCGAAGTAGTTCACGGTCAATTGTACATTCATGTAAATAGTGCAGTTATTGTAAGTGCTAATCCTAGCGAAAATTCTGGTACTTCTGCTCAAGCATCTGCACCAACAGCTCCGAAAGCACCAACTGGTGGTTCTCCACTTAAAAAGAAACTTTTTGGTAAATAATAATAAAAAATCCCCTGGTCTTTATATCAAAAGTATAGTATAATATAAGTGTCAGTAGTCATATACTAAAAAATGACTATTGGCACTTTTTTACTATTTAATTATATGTATTTTAAAGTATGTATAATTTTTTATTTTTACGAAAGGTGGTGATGAAGTGGACAAACAAGAATTAGAGCGATTGCAACAGCAAATGTATGATGAAATGATTGAACAACCTACTGTTCTCGATGAGCAAATTAATGATTTAGCTGAACATTTAGGAAAACAATTAACTTTTAAACAAAAAGAAAAAGTTAAATTTGAATTCTTAAACCATGTATATACAGTTATGTATCGTAAAGATATTATTAATTTCAAAGAAGTTATTTTGATGATTATTGTTGATGAGTCTGAAATTAATCCTCAAACTAATTTGCCTCGTACATATAATGTAAATGCTGAAATTGATAATAATTTGTCGATGTCTGAATGTTTACGGGCAACAGTTGCATCGTTCTTGCGACATCAAACTGGTAGCTTAAAAGCTGAATTAATGGAAGAATAGGAAAAACAAAAAATATGGCAGAAGAAACAAAAATTTCCGTATTACGATATCCAGATAATGTTCGTCTTAGAAAGGGTATGTATTTATCTTCTAAAGACCAATGCGTATTTGAAATTGTAGATAATTCAGTAGATGAATACGCTGCTGGATATTGTAACGAAATCGATGTATCTATGATTTGGGACGACGACGATTATATCATATCTGTTAAAGATAATGGTCGTGGCATCCCAACCAAACCATCTGATGACCCTGAATGGAAAGGGTACTCTCAAGCCGAAGTGGCGATGGTTGTACTTCACGCCGGTGGTTAATATATTAGCCGTTTTTATTCAAATCTAATGAAGAATAAAAATAATTAGAGTGGAAAAAATCTGGGAGGCTAAGTATAGAAATATATATGCTAATCAGAACTGAAGGCTAATTTTAAAAGATTAGTCATGTGCAACGCGTAGAGAATGAAACTTATTTAGTAAGAATATAATTTCTCCAAGAGGCCACTCTGCGTTTTAGATGAAAAATTTACGTAAAAAGGTACGCTGAGCTTATAAGAAATTATAAGAAATGGGAGATAAAAAACTCTCATAATAACAAAACTGAAATTCTCCCAGCTAGAAGGTGCTTATAAAACCAATACGGGAGGCATGAATGGCGTAGGTGCAAGTTGTGTTAACGCAGTTAGTGAAAACTTCTCATTATATATTAACCAAAATAATAAAAAATATAATGCAGAATTTTCTAAAGGCATTATCACACAACGACTTAAAGTTGTTCCTTTTGAAAAAGATGAATCTAAAGATTCTGGAACAACTGTTATGTTTAAATTAGATAAAGAATTGTGGACGATTGAAGAATATGATATTTCTCATATTAAAAAACGTTTGCGGCAATTATCATATTTAAATCCAGGTTTAACAATTAAATTTTCTTTATTAGAAAAAGATGCTGAAGAATTTAAAGAAGAAACATTTCATTGTCCAGAAGGACTAATTGGATATGTAAATAAAATTTCTACAGGTAAACAAAAATTAATTGATATCGTAGAAATGAATAAAAATCTTGTATATGCTTCTACTACAGATAATCAAGAAAAAACGGTAGATGTAGATATTGCATTGTTATACACAGATACATATTCTTCAGATATTAAATCTTTTGTTAATAATGTAGCTACTGAACGTGGTGGCGACCATGAAACTGGATTTAAGATGGGTTTAAATTCTGCGATTAAAAAATACATCGATGAATATAAACCGAAGGGAATTAAAAATATTGAATCAACAGATTCACTCGAAGGTCTTTTAACAATTATTTCCATTAAATTAAAAGACCCTAACTTTAAAGGGCAAGATAAAAGTAATTTGGGTATGCTTGAAATTCGTCATAGTATTAAAACTTTCGTAGAAGATTTTGTCTATGACTATCTATGTAAAGATGAAAAACGTACTAAAATTATCTTAGAAAAAATTGCTCAAGCCGCTAAAGCTCGTGAAGCAGCTAAACGTGCAAGAAATGCTGCTCGTGGTATTAAAAATGCTACAGCTAGTGGTTATGTAGAAGATTTGGCTCCATGTTCTAATAAAGACCCAGAACAATGTGAAATCTTCTTTGTAGAGGGTAAACTGCTGAATTGCTCTCTTTAAACCTATTTAATTGCGGGAAAGATTTATTATATATTAATAACTAAATTAATGTGGTGACATATTAATGGCGAGGGTAATGACCAAGGTATAGTAACATCATTAATATAAAATTAATCCGCAGCGAAGTTTCTTTTTTGTTTATAAAAAAGAAAAACGTTCAGAGACTATCGAAAAGCATATATTATATATATGAACTGAGTAGAGTAGGGATTAACATTTATCCCGAAATAGTAGGATTATTTTTAATACTAAAAATAATAAGATATAGTCCACAAATGGATTCAGCCGCTGGAACTTGTAAACAAGCACGTAACAATAAATTCCAAGCAATTTTACCTGTCTTTGGTAAAATATTAAATGCAGAAAAATCTTCTCACGATAAAATTATCGGTTCCTCTAAATTAGTAGATATGATAAAAGTTCTTGGCTGTGGTATCGGTCAAGATTTTGATATCTCTAAATTAAAATATCATAGAATTATTTTGCTTTCTGATGCGGACGTCGATGGCAGTCATATTCAATGTTTACATATGACTAACTTTTATCGAATTATGCGTCCTATTATCGAAGCTGGATATGTATATGCTGCATGTCCTCCATTATTTACTTTGCATAAAAATAATGAAGTTAAGTATATTCTTAATGCTAAAGAATTAGAAAAAACTGATACTGAAGGTTGGGTTATAAGTCGTAATAAAGGGCTTGGCGAAATGGAGCCTAAAGAGTTATGGGATACTACTATGAACCCTGAAACTAGAAATTTAATTCAGATTACAGTTGATGACATTGAAGATACTGAAGAGGCATTGAGCTTATGTATGGGCAAAGATGTAGATGCTCGTAGAGAATTTATTTTGGAGGAATTTAAATAATGGATTTTGTTAACTCTTTAACATTGTATGGTAAAGTACTATCCAATGAAAAAGAATATGAATTTACGGATAATAATGGTAAAACATTAGTATTCTATAAAATTGAACTAGAATGTAGACGCAAGAATAAAGAAGTGACAGATATCATTCCAGTTATTGTTAGTTATTAAAATTCAAAAATAATATTTATAATTTTAATTATAAAATATATTTTTGGAAATATAGTAAGTCTATCGGGAAACTGGTAGATAGAAATAGTTTTTAAAACTATTCAACAAAGAAACTGAATTGCTGGAA